TGAATCTAAAAATGAGAAGGAAAAAAATTGATGAATCTGAAAAAGAATACAAAAAATATGTGAAAGATTTCATTAAAAATAGGAGTAAACAAATGAAATACACTGGGGTTAAATTAAGATGCAAAGTTCATGATATGGTTATAAAATATATAGATAAATATAAATATAATTATGTTCACGAATATGCGATTGAGTATATAACTGAATCAGGGAAAGTTATCGCTGACATTTGTATCAAAGCTCAATATGGAAGCAAGAGAGAATTCTATGTGATGAACATGGGTGCAAAAATGATGGCCAGATGTGTTGAGAATTTTTTTAAGAAAATATGCAAAGAATCACACACAGAAATGATTTCGACACCTGGAGACAAAAAAAATGCTGACAATTCAGAGAATGATGGATAGAGTGACAAAACATGCAATTGAAATGAATAATAAAATATTTTATGTTAATGGCGATTGTAGTAAATGGTCTGCCTCTGAAACTATGGAAACTTTTTTGGTTATTATAGAAGCTTTTGAGTCTAAATACGGTTATAATGACTTTTTTCAACTGATGAAAATTGTGCTGGCGTCTTGGACAGATAAAAGTGTTCAGATTCCATTGGATATTTTCTCAAAAGTTGTTCCTTTAACAACAGAGACTTATTATTTAAATAATGTGAAAGACAAAAATTTTGAATTGAAAAGCACACAAAATTTCCTTCAAGGGGTTTTTAACTATATATCATCATTCAAAGCTGATATTTGCAATAATTTTGTTTTAACACTCTGGAGGAAGATATACCCAGATTCAAAATTGTATGCTGAATATCTAGTACATTCAGATGATTATGTTTTTTGTGTTAGTACGCCTACTGTTCAAGAATTTGAACTCTTTAGGTGTCTTCAGAAAGCAAGTATGAAGTTATGCAATATTACAGACAGTACAAAAAAAACCAATTGTCAGAATATTTTTTTGGAATTCATATCTTTAATTTGTTTCAATGGATCACTTTCATATCCGACTATAAAAAAAACAAAGGAATGTAGTTCATCTTTGCCGGGTGATAATTTTAAAAATGATTCTG